GCCAGGGCATGGACCTGACGCGCAAGTGCTCCATCACCGGCGGACGGTTCAAGGATGGGTTTCGGGTAGGTGGTGAACCCGGATTTTACTTCCCGCAGGGAGAAAACCATATCAAAGGCCAGACTGTCCGGCGTGGGGTAGAAGTCCAGGGCATCGTTGGGGGTGGTCATGGTGTAAACCTCTTTTCGTGTTTCGTGATATGCCCGGCGGAATGCTGGGCGGTGGGGCGGGGCCGCTTTGTCCGGTGCGGCCCTGCCAGGGCATCCGGTTTCGTGTCAGGCGTTGAGCTGGTAGCCGCGGCGGGCGCAGATGAGGCGGAGCCGGGCGGCGGCGATCTGCTGGCGGACCTCTTCGGGCCTGCCGGTGCACTGGGCTTTCCGGCGCAGGTCTTGCAGTGTCCACTGCTGACGGATGATCTCGCGGGCCTGTTCAAAGATGTTGTCAAACTTCTTCATGATTTCGTTCTCCTTTCGTATCATGCAAACAGGCGGTTGCATACCTGCTGTATTTCGTCGTTCGCCTTCATCGGGGCAATGAGCACGGAAACGGCGGCCTTCTTCGGGTCTACGGTGTCCGTTGCCAGGATGGGCGCAAACGGGCTGTTGCTGCTGTGGTAAACAAATTCGTGATGATCCACAAAAGCGTCATACTCCGAATTTATCATGATGGGCCGGGATCCGTTGCGGAACATTCGGAACGTGCCCCAGACTTTGCCCTTTGCTTCGACTTCCTGCAAGATCGAAGTGCGTTTGACTTCTTCTTTGCAGGCGCTGAACTTCTGGAACATCTGCGCGGCGGTCAGCTGGTGCGGATCGTTGACCACAAACCCGTCATCGCTGGAAACGATGGTCACACCATCGGCGGGGGCCGCCTGCATGGTCACGGGCTGGATCACTTCCGGGTAAAGGACGGCGGGCAGCTTGAACGCTGCATAGCCGGTGAAGATGTACACGCTGCCGCCCTGGCAGGTGATCCGCACGGCGTTGCGGTTCTTGGCCTGGCCTTTCAGATAGGCGGTGATCTTCTTCACGTTCAGGCCGGCGGGGGTGATGGATGCTCTTTTCATATTGCAAAAACTCCTTTTCGTGTTTCGTTCTGGTTTTCGTGCCCGGCGCTCTGCCGGTGCGGTGGGGCTGGGCTGCTTTGTACCGGTGCAGCCCTGCCAGAGCATCCGGGGCAGGTCAGGCGGTGAGCAAGTAGCCGCGGCGGGCACAGATGAGGCGGAGGCGGGCGGCGGCGATCTGCTGCTGAACCTCTGCGGGGTGGCCGGTGCACTCTGCCTTGCGGCGCAGCGCCTGAAGGGTCCACTGCTGGCGCAAAACCTCGTTGATCTGGTCGATGACGTTGCTAAACTTTTTCATGGTTCAAACTTCCTTTCGTGTTTCGTTTTGTGGTGATCCTCCCGGCGGGGTGCCGGTGAGAAGTGGGGCGGGGTTGCTTTGCCCGGTGCAGCCCTGCTAAAGTTTCCGGTTTCGTGGCGGTGGATCATGCCAGCAGACCGGCGGCGATGCTCTCAAAGTCCAGCTGCTTCACCGGCGCTTCATCCAGCACGGCCACGGCGGCGGGGGTCTGCTTTGCGTCCTCTACGGCCTTCCGGGTCTTGCGCCAGGCGTCCAGCGCGGCGGCCTGACCCTTGCGGTCGGTTTCGGGGACGGCCAGGAAAGCGGCCTTTGCTTTGCGCTCTGCCTGCTGCGCGGTGCGGAGTGCATCCGGGGCGGGCTGCGCGCTCTTCTGCGGGGCGCTCTTCGTGGCGGCGGGTTTCTTTGCGCTCTTCGGTGCGGTGGGCTTGCTGGCCTTCTTTGCGGCCTTCTTGGCGGGCAGCGGGTCAACGTGGACCAGCTCCGGCAGTTCGTGGCGCTCTTCGGTGATGACCGGGGCCGGGGCGCTGGCAGCCTGCTCTGCGGCGGCCTTGGCGGCTTTGCGCTGATCCGCCAGCATCTTGTTATAGGCGCGGATCTCGTCCAGACTCTTAAAGCGTCCGGCAGGTGCGGGGCGGCTTGCTTCCACCTGCCCGATATGGAACAGGTGCGCAGGTGCCTTGTAATAGTTCCCGTTGTCGTCCTGCTCTTCGGCTGCCTTGGTCAGCGCGTCCGGTTCCTTGCCGCTGCTGCGGGTCTTGCGGGGACGGGTGTCCAGCTTCCAAAGCCGGGTATCAATCGCGGCCTTCTCGCCGGTCTTGACGCTCTTGCCGCGCTCCTTCCATTCGTGGAACGTGTGGAACAGGCCGGCAAGCAGCAGCTTTTCCAGCTCTTCGCCCTGCTGCTCTTCGGGCACGTCCTTGAAGTGGATCTCTTTGCCCTTGGCGGCGATCTGCTCCGGGGTGTAGGCCAGCGCCAGGATGGCACGGCGCTGTTCGGGGGTGTGATACTTCGCGTTGACTTCGCTGTAAATGATCTCGTTGTTAGTCATGTGTAACGCTCCTTTGCTTGTTGTGTTGGTGTTCGGGATGATCTCCCGGCGGGCTGCCGGGGTAGTGGGGCGGGGCCGCTTTGTTTGAGCGGTGCAGCCCTGCCAGGGCATCCGCTTGACTTTACCGCCTGCCGGTGGTAAAATCATTGCAAGATTGGTGGATCAAATCCCATCTTGCTAGGCTGTCAACCGTTTGCCCGGTTGGCGGCCTTTTTTGCTGCCCACTCTTTGAGCAGCGCCGCCCAGATTTTCCGCTTGTCGGATTCGGGCAGCTTGAAGAAATTTGCGCTCATGTGTCGGTTCTCCTTTCTCCCCTGTCGGGTGACTGGCTTGCGTCCGGCGGTTGCCGTGGCGCTTGCTGTGTCTGCATGATATCATGCCAGAAATGCAAAGTCAAGCATGATATCATGTTTTCAGCACCTTTCACAGAATGATATCATGCGAATTGTGCAAAGTGCGCATGGTATCATGCCGCCGCATTATGTATAATATAAATATTCCAAGTGCACCGAAATGGGGGATATTATGGCATTATCGAAAAGCAAAGCGGCAACAAATGCCGCACACATGAAAAAACTTGACGCAATGTTAATAAAGCCGTACAAGAACCAGGGCGCAGCGATCCGCGCCGCGGCAGAGGAAAGAAATCAGAGTTTGCAAAAATATATTCTCGATGCAGTCCGCGCCCGGATGGAGCAAGAGGGGCACGAGTGGCCAGAACCGGACAAATCCGGGGAAGAAGGGGGATTATAGGGGGTTACTGGGGAGGCTATAGCCTACTAAGTTCTAGCCCTACACCTAGAGCACTACCCGGTAAAGTGGAGAATCTGACCCCTCCGGCGGCGGGACAAAAACGCACCGGATGGAGCACCGCCAGCGCAGGCCGTGCCATGCTGGAACGTTGCCAGCTGGAACCGTTGCGCCCGGATCAGTGCCAGCACCAGCAGCCCGGCACCGGAACAGGGAGCAGGCCCCCGCCGCCCACGATATGCACCGGGACGCACCCGGCGCAGCAGATCGCACCGCCAGTGCAGACAGAAGGCCAGAGCAGCAGCGCACCACGCGCCGCCGCCCTGGCCTTTTTCTTTTGCCGCGCCTTCACCCGCCTGCCGCCTGCCCGGCCTGCCGGATCAGCAGCCCGGCACGCGCTGGGCGTTGTGCCGCCGTTGTCCCGATGACCACGCCAGCGCACCGCAGCCGCAGCAGATCGCACCGCCCACCGCCTGCACCGGGAAGGATCAGCACCGCCAGCGCCGCACCCGATGACCACGCCAGCAGCAGACCGCCGCCCACGATGACCACGCACCAGCGCCAGCCCTGCCCCACCTGCACAGCGCCCACAGCCTGCCAGCCTTGCCAGACCTCACAGCAGCAGCGCAGCCGCCAGCGCCGCCACCGAGGAGGACAAGCCCGCCAGCGCCGCCCACCTGCCGCCTGCATCGCTGCCGCCTGCCAGATGATCCACCCCGCCGCACCCCGCAAAACGGCCATTTTGCCCCGCCGCCGGAGGGGTCAGATTCTCCACCTAACGGGATAGAGCTTTAGGCTTAGGGCTTAGACTTAACAGGCAATCACTCGCCTTATCTATCCCCCTGCCCCCTTTCTTCTCCGCCTCGCCGCCCTGCTGCCGTCCCTCGGCACGCCCTGGGCGCTGCCGCCGCCCTGCCGGATCGGCCCCGCCCCACCGCCC